CTGCTTCTGCGCTTCCGGCGTTTGCGTTTGCCACCACGCCTGCAGCTTATGAAACGCCGGGATGACGTATTGTGTAACAACTTGGCCCAGCTTGCGCATTACAAACAGCAGCCCCTTGAACAGGAACATGATCGCTGGCTTTAACTCCGGCAGCGCCTTTGCCCACATTTCCGCCATTTCAGCCTGCAGTGGAACCAGCTCGCCGCCGATTTCCTCACTTAAATCTTCCAACTGATTTTGCGCGCGCTGCAGCCTGCCTAACGGCGTAAACGCCTCAGCTACGTTTGAGCCTTTGGCAAATTCCATGCGCTTGAGCAGGTCGTCTAGCATGTCCTGATAACCGTGGCCTTGTTTGATTTGCTCCTTCCACCAATCCTTGGGCAGTGCGCCAATAAAAGGCGTTAATGCTTTTGTCTTGCCTTGGAAGATCGCTTTCATCATCGCGTCGGCGAGTTCCTTTGCGTCCTCTTCGCTGGCGCTAACGCCACGGATTGCCACAAGCAAGTCACCCATCGCGCCAACGCTGTGCATGATGGATTTTGTTGGCACGCCAGCGATGGACATTTGCTTTGCCATCGTCTGGTAAATGTCGTCACGCAACACGCCTTCTTTGGCGAGCGCATCGGCTTGGTCTTTTAACAGTTGCGCCTGTTCCTTGCCAAGCTCCAGTGCCTTTGCACGGTCGCCGCCTGCCATGCGCATCAGTTGCGCGTTCTTCAGCATTGTTACCTGAATCGCCTTGAAGCGCGTCTCGGCTTCCTTTGCCTGCTCAACTGCGCCGCCAAACAGGTTGCCCAAAATTTTGCCTGCGCCGAAGCCAATGATGCCAGCAAAGAAGGAAGCAATCGGCGCAAGCAGTCCCTTAAATGCGTTGCCAATGCTGGCGGCTGTGGCGCGCAGGCGGCGCAGGCGTGATTCGGCGAGTTGCATCACGCCCCTGAACGAGCCAAGCATTTTGCCGCCTATTTGGAAGAGCGCTGTGTAGGTTTTTGTCGCGCCTGCGGCCACGTGTTACGTCACCTCCTTTTTGCGGCTTTTGCCTCTTGCTCCAGTTGTTCGACTAGCTCGTTCATATAGTTAACAAGTTCAGCAAACGGCAGCTCCAACCAGTATTCGACACCGCCTAATCCAGCACGTGCCAAACGCACTGACACAGAGCGCAGGAGCGCTGTTACGCTTGCTCCTCTTCCGGCGAGCTGCCACAAGCTTTTAAAACTTCAACACGCAGCGGCGTGTAGTAGCGGCGCGGCAGCTTCAGAATCACCCCCAGTGGCACATTGGCACGGTGGCTGGCAATGATGCAGTGATACAAATGCTTCATTTCCGGCAGCACCATCTCGTTTTTGTCCGCCTTGTAGAGCCGAGTGAACTCGCGCTCGGCGCGTTGAAAGTCCTTGCCGACCATCGCATCGAAATCGAAGATCAGCTCGGCGTATTGTTTGCCATCAAACTCCAGCGGCGGCTGCATGCGCAGGCGCACTGGCGGCTTGGCTGCTTCTATTTCAAGCTCGCGATACTCAATGTCGGCTGCTGCTTCAACTGCCAAGCGGTCGACTTCGCTTTCGTTGTTGGTTGTGCTGCCATGCTCGTGCGTTGGCACTTCAGCAGGCGGCTCGCGTTTTTGCAGTAGTGTTTGATCCATGACTGCTCAGATAGCACGCACGCACAACACATTACAAGCCAATGAGCTGCCGAATATTTCGCCCCGTGTCGATCAAGTTGATGCCATCCGACCAGCGGCACACGCCGTTTTCTTTGTTCAGCTCAAACATGACGGCGTCGTTGTGCAGGCAGCGGATGCCGATAAGCTCATACTCGCTAACCACCTCTTCTTTTGCGCCCACTTCGAGTTTGCCGAGATTGAAGCTCTTTGGCAGGGTGGTCATAATAAAGCGCCAGCCTTCGTGGATAATTTTGCCAGTGCCACTGTTGTGCGCCTGCAGTGCCGCCCACGCGTCAAGCTGCGCGCCGTCCTGTATTGTGGCAAACACTGCGCCGTCCGTGATTGTAATCCAGTTAACGGTAACAGTGAGTGCTTGGAAATGCGCCTGCACTGGCACGTCGATCTCGCCGAAAATGCCGCTGCCCTTGAGCGAGTCGTTCAAGTTCTGCAAGTTTGGAAGCGTAATGTCCGCGCAGCCAATAAGCCTGCGGCCGTCCTTGAACACTGAATAATTTGCTACGTGGTTTGGGATAATCATGTTGTGCTGCTCCTTATTGTTGCTGCGTGTTTTGTTTTGTTAGGCTGCTGCGATGCTGGTCTCCTCAGGGAAGATTGATTCGATAAACGGTATCCAATACTCAATGCGGAAATCCAGCCACTCGGCAGGCGTAGGCACTGCAATGTAAATGTGGAACGTGTAATGGCCGTTCAGGATCTCCGTAGTCGGATTTTCGTCGTGGCGGAATTCAACGCGCG